CTGTGTACATTCACTATGTGTGTACATCCAGAATCTATCTAAAGCAATAGAGTTGTTCGGTATCTAGTTAAATCTTAGGTATTCGTACCACCCACTAGTGTTTAAACTAGTTCACATGAGCCTGAGTGCTTAGGACTTCACATCGTCGGGAGGTCGCGCTATCGCGAATTGGTTGCAGAGCAATTAAGTTCTACATTAGAATGTCCTTTTACTTTTAATCTGTGGATAACTCTGTGGATAACTCTAGTTTATACTTACTAATCATACACTTACGTGCACACCTCGTAAACATGGCATCAACGGTTGATATTCTCAAAGGAATCGAGGTAATTCTTACCTTTTACACGCCCATTTACACCAACACCATGCATAAATCGCTCTAAATCTTCATCTAGCAGGTCTTCTCGATAGCGTTCTAGTGCCTCTTCTGCTGACACACCTACTGTTTCTACTATCCAGCCTAGTGCTAATGCTAATGAATCCAGCTTATCATCATGAAACAAAGAACCTCTATCTCTAGTTATATGCGTTATCTGATGTATCAAAGAGTAAGCAATCACCTTATGATCACTGAGTCCTCTATTTATATCTCTCTTTACAAGCGTATAGTCAATAACTAGCTTGTGTTGGTTAAGTAATGGCTCCACAATGTCAATAATTCTAAGTTCTTTCTGTTTACTAGCTCGTACTTCTTCAATACTAACTGGATACACACTTTTAAGAATAGGTTTCAGTAATTCACCAAACATCCCATCCCCAAAGTTACTTTCAATCACTATAAGTTGAGCTTTATGCTTTTTAGCTACTTGTGCAAGGTGCATTAAGTTTTCAGGCGTGTATCCACCATGAAACCCATCACATTCACTAATATAGACCATTCCATGCAATTGCTTGATAACTGAGTAGCCAGTTTCATCTTTACCTCTACCACTAGGGTCAATACTCATAATTACACTTTGATAGCCAGTGTATTCAGAGTCTATGTGACTAGCACGATAGAAGTGATCACCTGTAAAGCCTATATTGGGTAAGTCATCACATGCAAGCTCCTTACGCCCTCCCCATGTTATTCCTACTGGAGCTTTATTAATATCTAAATCATGGACTATAAAGTCACTCGTTTTAAGAGGAAATCTGTCGCTATCGCTAAGTGTGGTATCCAGTTGATACTGGAGCCTAAACCAACTTCTACCAATACTAGCTTCTCGTTCCACCAAGTCTTCATCTGTAAATCTTGAATCAGTGCATTCATTTACTTGTACCTTGTGTGCAAGCAGTGGATCTGCTATATGAGGAGCAAGAGTACCCTGATATAGCTCAACGTCTTCAGGATACCTAGCTGGATATACAATCGTTCTGAACCCTTTATCCCTCATTTTATTGTAGATACTTTCTCCACTCTGAGGAGTACCTAATATAATGATCTGAGCGTCTACATTTGTCTGCAAAATAGCATCATATTCAGCTACAGTTGCTAATAGCTTGGTACGCATCCACTCAGTTGCGCTATTCTGTAAGCCTTCTACATCATCACTAATCAAGATACTAGCTCTATTGCCCTGTAACTGGCTAGTAATCCCTAATGACTTCACACTAGGTTGTACAGTTACCTCACAACCACTCACATCAAAAGACTTAACACTATTACGCATATCCTGTTCAGGGATTAAGTGTTCAAGAACAGGTAAATCAAAGATAAGCCTACGTATAAACTGAGCAATAGCTTCACTGTGTGAACCACTTTGACTAACAATTACTACTTTCTCATTGGGATTCCTTAATAGTCTCCACGTTACATAGGCTCCTGTGATATATGTCTTACCTATACCTCGAAACGCTTCCATTAAGAGTCGCTTATCCCCCGTCATAAGCGTCTTTGCCATATCTAACTGAAGAGGAGTAGGAGGAGGTAAGTTAATTCCTAACCATACATACTTTAAGTACTCCCTAAAGTCATTAATTAAAGTTCTTAGTTCACGTTTATTCACTTGTATTTACTCATCACTGCTCCCCATACGAGAATTGCTATTACAATGCTTATACCAAGCAAGTGTTCAACCACAAAAGCATCTATCCACATACATCTAGTTAAACATGTCAAGAACATTGCTGTCCTTAAGCTCATCAACTAGGTTCATCATGGGTTTGCTTTCAATTGGATCAGCAGTAATATCATTCTGCTTCAACCATACATTTATAGCACTAAGCTCTGTTGGCTTTAGTTCTACTTCTCCACTTAGTCCAGCTTGTAACAGTTGTAAATAGTATTGAGTTTGTAGATCGTGTAACGTGTTTAGAGTGTCAATACTTGCCTTACTTGACATACCATACCTCCTAATGTATAAAACCCCTTAAACACGCTCTCAGGGCGTGTCAGGGGTATGTTTACAGGGTGTTTAAGGTTGTGCTTGTAGCTCTTTATTTTTCTCTGATAAATACCTATTAACAATAGGAAAAGTAGTAGCAGGAAGACCAGATAATAACATTGCCGCTCGTCCATATTTAGTATTCCATCCAGTACTATTTGGATTTGTAAAGTCATTACCAGCTTGTTGTACTGCTTGAAAAATAGTGTTAGCTTGTTGAATGGGAGGCCCACCTAAAGCACCAAATAGATGTGACTGTTGATGGGGGTCAAAGGGTCTACTACCAGTAGCTCCACCAGTCCCAAAGTTAGTAAGCATTGCTAATGAACTTTGATATGAACCACTAGCGAATATTTTCCAACCTAGTCTTCGCCAACCTTCTTCATCATCACTGTATAGACGTTCACTTTCCTTACGGAGTCCTAGTTTAACTTCTAGTTCTTCTTTACTTAATGCAACCATACTTGTAAATGCGGCTGAGAACGTAAGTCCTACTAATAATCTAGAATCACCATCTGAGAAACCTCTTAACATTAAAGATTCATGTGCTTGAAATGGATAAGCTAGAAACTGAGTCATTAAGTACATTGGTGAGTCAGGATCACTCCATATCTCAGGTAGATGATGTCTATTACCTCTTAAGATTTCAAGCTCACTAGCATTAGATAAAGTATTATCTAGCATTTCTTTTAAATCTTGAGGCAGTTTAGTAAGATCCATATCTTTTAAACCACCATGTTCATCAAGTTCAAAGACACCTTTCTTATAGTTAGGATGTCCTTTAGTAACATATGACTGTAATTCTGCTATACGATTAACATCAAACTGAAACCGAGTGTATGAGTTTCTATTTCTCTTAGTAAGTGCACCCGGAAGTAGTTTTTTATTAAATAATAGATCTGTAATTAATGAACTAGCTACCGAAGTTCTGTAGGCTGATGTAATACTAGTTAAATATGTATATTTACTAACAAGTTCTCCCATTGCATGACCTGATCTAGCAAATATATTACCTACATCTTCTCCCTCAATAAATTTCTGAATGTTAGTAGCATTCCATACATCATTTGATCCTCCCATAACTTGAAGCTGTCGTAAAAGATTATTATCGGCAGGTAGATTTCTAATAATGTTTTGTAGTTCTTTCAAGGAGCTACCAATAGCATTCAAACCTACACTAAGACCACCTCTGGCAATTACAGGAGCTATTTCACTTTGTAGTGCTGTAATCATTATGCCACCACCAAGGGTAGCCATATTCATCCCCTGTGACCATACTTTAAAACTGTGCATGGCTCCTTCAGGATTACTAGGTGTAAGTTGAGTATCATTGATTAACTTAAATTGCTTCTCAAGCATTTCACTTTCACGTTTAGCTCTTTTAAGTGCTTTCTGTCCTAATGCTTGTTTTTTAGCTTCAGTTAATTCTCCTTTTCCTTTTTTTAGGAAGAGTCTTTTTAGTTCCTCATATATCTCATCTCTTATAATTGGTGTTTGTTTATTTACAAATGTTTTAATTTCATCTGCGTTCTTGATCCCATATCTTGCCGCTAAAGCAATTCTACCAGCATTACTAAGAATTCCATTACGCATATGTGTTTCAACATTACGTTCTAGAATACCAAGAATAAACTCTTCATTGAAGTCTCGTGATCTATGTAGGTTTGGATCAGTAAGATGAGTTTTAGTAGGCTCACTAGCATCTACCAAAGACTTACGTGCACTTGAGGTTTGTTCTGATATAGATTCATTTGACAGGAACCCTGTTTTATTATCAGGAACACCACCTTTCACTGTAGGTTTACTTACATTAAAAGGTATCCTACCTTTAAGTTCATGCATGGTTTGGCTTTGTGTGAGTTTTCTCCTACCTAATCCTAATAAAGTTGGATCTGTAACTGAATCTACACCTTCTCTAAATTTATTAAGTGCTTCTTTTGTCTTATACGGTTTAGTTGTTTTAAGAACACCTACTTGTCTATCAATTTCTAGGTTTTTACGTTTAGTAAATTCTTTTTTAATAGCATTAACATAGTCTATTACACTGTCAATGTGAGCTTTACTGTCTATTCCCCATGCCTTAAGATCTGTTTTTAACTTTGTTTCCCATCTGGTATTCTTAACTAGAGAAGTTAGATACGTTTTATTATCTAAGAATTTCCTTTTGAGCATTCCTTCAATAGCAGGATCTAGTTTAAACTTACCTATCTTTTCAACTAATGCACCTAGAAAACCAGCATCTATAGCCTGTTCGAAAGACATATTTTCAGGTACATCTTTTTTTAGTTGAGCAACTTTGGCCTTTATTAGTTGGTCTGTTTCCCCTAGTTCTTTACGAGCTTTACTGAGACCACTTAATTCTTCAAACTCTTTAAAAGCCTTATTAATAGCAATAGTTGCATCACCTAGCTCTTTTTCTTTTCCTTTTAGTAGTCTTTGTCTCCTAAGAATTTTATTAGAAAGACTAGTACGAAGTTTATTTTTTCCTTGAGTAGCTAGATCTTCATAAGAAGCTGGGTTCGCTTTTTTATCTTGTAAAGTGAGTATTTCACTTTCTATAGTTTCCCATTTATTAGTTGATTGTGATCTTATTTCTAATGCATTAAGGAACTTAGTTACGCCTTCTCCTAAATCACCTTCTAGTTTATACTTAGGATGTTGTTCAAGTGCTTGTGAAAGCATACTCGTCAGCTTCTCAGGTTCTTCTTTGGAAAGCCTAGCTATTTCTTTATATCTCCACACACGATCAATTGTATCTCCTTCTAATACATTTAGTCCTGCTTTAGCTCTTTCATCGCTTATAAATTTCCTATAACTTAAAAAAGCATCTACTGAACTTTTATATTCTTCAGGTATGTGTGGGTCTTTATTATTAATTTTATGACCTGCCAAATCATAAGTAGTTGAGAACCAGTCTTCTTTTTTTATTTTAGTACCACCACTCTTTACGATTGCTTCATTTGCGTTGTGAAGTCCTAGGTATATTAATTGAACATCTTGACTAATTCTATTACTTATTTTCCGTTTATGTGTATCTGCTTTTGCTTTAGGATCAAATGTATTCTTAGTGCTACTAGCTCCACTAACAGAACTACCATCATTAAGTCTACGAGCATGTTCACTAAGAGACCTACCTAACCTTGCAAACATACTCCAGCCAAACCAGTGTGTCTTATATACATCTCTTTTTTCCGCTGAAGCCTGTGCTTCTACTATTTTCTTTGCTTCTGCTTCTGCAAAGGCTGGTACATTTCCACTATCTATACTTGTACTACCATCTTTTTTAATGGTGTTAGTTTTTCCAAATACACCAGCTACTGCTCCACCTAACACCATTCCAAACAGTGTTAAATCATTCTTTCGTTGTTCATCTATGTGTAGTGTTTCATGCTGTATAACTGTTTCTTGTGCTCTGATTGTCACACCAGCTACTGTACCACCTGCAATAATACGTTGAACAAGAGGTAATCCCCCCATCTGAGTCGCTAAATACAGTTCAGGCCAGTTAATAGGATCAAGTAATTGGATAGGTAGTTGTTGTGCAAGTGTTGCCATGAACCCATATTCAGTCTGTTTCTCATGCATATCTTGAGAACGATTATACAAGTCAAGGGCTTTATCAAACGAAACTTCATTACTTAATTTACCTTGAGAAGAGAGAGTCCTAAGAACTGCTTCAGGTAGATAGCCTTTCTCTTTTAGTGCTACCTCTAAATCAAAGTCAGGATCAATCTCATTTTCTCCTACTTGAGGAATGTCTGGGTTCCACAGTTCTTTTCCCATTGAATGCCCTATCCAAAGTGCACTTTCTAAGGCTCCAATCTCTTTCTTGTCTCTTAGTATTTGGAGATTATCTCTATGTACTCCAGCACTTATATTAACAACACCTCCTAAAGCAGGATCTCCAGTTGTTGGTTCAGGGTTTAATGGTGCTATATAGTCAGGATATTTAAAGCCTTCACTCTGTACTTCTTTAATAGCAATTCTAGGATCAGCCACTTGATGCCACCATTTGTGCTGTTTGTGGATCACTAGCTTTGTTTAGTGAGTGCATCTTCCTACGTAAATATTTACCCATAGCCGCTAGGTAATTAGCTTTCTTATCATTAAGTAGTAGTTTTTTAATGCCTTTCTTTTGACTAGCATCTAAATAAGGATCTCCGTTATCTCTATGCTTTGGTTTAAAGCTTTGTAGTTCCTTATTACTTAGCCCTACTGCTTTAGCATACAGTGGCCCTAGAACTCCTGCTTTAACCATGTCTGCAAATGTATAATCCATTACTTGCATTTCACCTAAAGCTCCTGACTTACTTACTTTCTTTTTACTTGTTCCAAAGCCTGTTTCAGCACCATATATAGCAATAAGTGCTTTACCTATCTCATCTCCCTGTACATTAGTACTAGCAAGTTCATCACTAAAAACATGCTGTCCTTCATTTACAATTGTAGTTGCTAATTCTTTTAAATTAGATACTCCTTGTTCGGAAACTTTCCCTGCTCTAAGTTTATCAACCCAACCTTGTGCATTAATTTTCCATTGACTTTGTTCGTGAGGAGTGCTTGCATTATAGTTAGCGGCTAACCAATCTAAATCTTCTACAGGAACAACAGGTGCTTTATGTTCTTCTACAGGTTGTTTAGGCTCATAATTGTAAGAGGAATCTAGTTCTATGTTTTCTTGCTGTCTTTGTAATGTGCCTTCTCGTAAAGATTTTTCTTTACTCCATTGACTTATACTCTCTTGTGACATCTTAAGTCCTCCCATATTTTAAAAGTGTGTAGCTAGTAAGTAAACTCATTGAAATGGGCCTCCAAAGTAGCGAAGGAACTCCGTTACATTATCAATAGCCCTACTTCCGCTTCTATTTTGAGCTTTTAAGATACGGTTTCGTTCCTGTATTTTGTTACTTTCAACTGTGAAGGCATGATGTCTTTTTCCTAATCGGGCTTCTGCTGGGGTAATATTCGCTATAAACTGCTTCTCATCTATTTGAACATTAACATACTGTTCATCACCCTCTAGTCCGTCAAAAAAATATTGAATTCTAACAGTTCCATCAGGATCATGCATAAATTGTATATCTTTAATTTGTTCAGGATCTATGTGTTTTCCTATTCTTTTTAAAGACTTAACACCAATGTCTGCATCAGTTTTAGAACTAATCACATTCATTAAAACTTCTCCTAATATATCAGGCTTCTTAGCATTAGTAAGTTCAGGGCTGTCCCAGTGAAAAGGTAACCTAAGTGCTATCTTCGTTTGCTTTTTAGTAAGAGTTTCATTAGGTTTAAACATATTTAATGTCACATTCTCAGGTAGATCTCCACCTGTAAGCATACTTACTATCTCAGCTTGATTATACTCTTGAAACTTAGATAGCCACATACCCATTGTAGCTAGTGCCATCTTTTCGTTGTGAGGAAGTCCTGTTATTCTATGTTTATCACTTGCATTTAGCCAATTTAGAACTGTTTCAGCTTTGATGTCTTTAGTAGAGCCAATAGTAACTTTGTTTTGTGCTAGCCGTCCCTGTGTTGTGTAGTCAACAATTTCTAGAATTCTATCAGGGGAAGCACCTGCTCTATTTAATATAATAGCTAAATTAGCTACAGTTGGCTTATCAGTTTCACTATGGGAAAATATTTCTAATGCTGTACCGGACTTCTTAATAATACGATTAATACCAGCACGTTCTTTAAACCAATTTACTAGTGCTTCTGTGCGATCCTTCCCCTGACCCATTTGGGATACTAAGAAGAAGTCCTGATCTCTTTCTTGAATAAGAGACTGAAAGATTGTTTTAATATCTTTAGGTGGAGAAGTGTCTATTCTTCTTACATCATTAGGAGTAAGTGGAGTGTCAGTTGTTAATGCGTGATGGAGTGATGTACTTATTGCCGCTGTATTCATAGTATAGAATCTTTTTCCTGCTTCTTCACCATACTTCTCAATATATAGTGCTTTATCAGGTACAATCCCATCGACCATAGTAACAATGAATGAACTACTTGCTATGGATTCAGTTTTAATAGTTTTCCACGCTTTAGCCATTTCACTTTTTAGTTGATCACCTTCTGTTGTATCTAGTTTTGAAAGATATTGTCCGTCAGATGATTGTATTGAATCTACTTCTCCTAATAAAAAGGCTAAATTACTAAAAGGATTAACTTTCCCCATATTACGAGCTAACAATACAGCTTCTTGACGAGCTTTAACATCATGACTTTGTGAATCAAATTGTGCTCTAGTTCCTTCCCAACCCTCATCTCCCTTTTTTAAGGGTCTAGATTTGAAGCCTCGCTTAATGGCTACCTGAGCTTTATCAGGAATTAGCTCTCTAATTTGATATTTGCCTTCTTTAACCTGTGCTTGAATTGCAGCAATGGTATATCTATATTGAGAAACATTTTCTGGAAGAGCCGCAACTAATGCACCAACTCTAGAAGACAATGCTTTAGCTACACGAGCAGAAGCAATCTTAGGTCTGAAACCTAATGATACTAAAGCAGAAGTAGCATTTGACCAAGTTAGATTTACTTCTTTTGACTTACCCTCCTTGTCTTTAATAGTTACTGGGAAGGGAATATCAGCAAGTAACTGGTTATCAGTTAGTCTAGCAACGATGTCACTAGCACCATATTCCATTAGCTCTTGACGTTCAAGCGTATCATTAGCCTGTACAGCATTGGTAAATAATATTGTAGCGGCACTATTAAAACCTTTATTCCATGCCCTACCATGCTCCTCAAAGTTAGTAGTAGTTGCACTACTCAATGTCTTTATATAGGACATATTCTGTTCTTTGAGTGTTAAATTCTGGTCTGTAAAACTATTAGTAGTCTCGTTATATAGAGCTTGTGCGGCAAAAGTACCTTTTCTAGTTGCAAGAGTATCTTTTTCTAACTTGTAGTCACTCTCTAGATAGGCATTTGTTGCTACTTCAACTAGACCTTTTAATCCATCAGGATCTAATCCATCTCTAAGTCCTTCTAGAGTAGTTGTATTAACACCTGTACCAGCAGATTGAACCCATCCTTTAGGGATCTTACTAATTTTAGAAGGTGTTACATCTGGCATAGCCGCATTAACTGCTTGTTGTGCCATTGAATCACCAACACTAACGGTTGGTGTTTTAGTAGATTGTTGTCTTGGCATTATTAATCCTCTAAGCGTCTAGGTAGGCTTTTCTAGCACCCATAGCAGCACCTAAATTACTCATACCTCCTTTAATTGCTCCCATAGCTATTGCCGCTGATCCATCAGACATATTAGCCGCTGATTTGTTTATTTGACTTTGATACTGATTTGTTTTGTCTTGATTTTGTAGTGATATTCCTTGGGCTTCTCGTCCTAATGCCATCAAATTATCTTCACCTTCACTAATAACATTTCCTTCTTCAAACATTTCCTGCATTTGCATGTTCATATATGATTCTAATAGAGACTTACCACTTACTCCTCTCTTCTCAGATTTAGCTAGAGCTAATGCTTGATTTCTAGCATTCTTACGATCTACATTAAATAGTTTAATTGCAGTGTAACGATTGGTGTCAAACATACCTTCAACTATTCCTAGGTTCTTACGAATACTATTAGCCTGTGCCATTCCTTGAGCAACTTGGTTTTCAATAATTGAATTAGATGCATCAGCATTGGCTTTATCATTAGCCATCTTTGCTTGCATACCACCCATAGCTACCCCTACCCCAACTACTGCTACTGCTACCATACTCATTAATTTATTTCTCCATCATTTGTTTACTTATGTGAGTAATGTGTGTACCAGCTTGTACACATTCATGTGCTTTTTGTATGTGTTTTCTAGGGGGTTCTGCTACTTCTATCTCAGCTTCAGTAACAGTAGTACTGGTGCAGACATGAATAGTAGTCCACAGTACATCCTCTAATGCGTACACTGCTTTCTTTACACCTGCTTTAGCACTAAATATGCAGGGTGCTTCCTTTTGTTCACTTTGTGTATCAGTAGTAAATACTATGCATTTACCTTTGGCTAGTATGTTTAAGTGTTCACTCTTGTGTACTAAGCCTGTACAAATAGTTCCTTGTGGTATCAGCACAGTACGTGCATACATACCTCCACTAAATATATGACCAAACTCTAGTGGTATTTGTTGTTCTTGTGCTAATAAATCTTCAAGTTTATTTATACACTCACTTGCATCCACCTTCTTTACGTTTGAAGACATATAAATCCTCGTATCCATCTACAAGCTCTACATGATTGCGTAATATGCCTATATTCTTTAGCATAAAGTACACATCATGTCCTTGGCTTATTTGTT